CTGGCTATCGCGATCACCACTGCCGGAGTGCAGAACGAATCTCCTCTGGCGTGGCGGCTGCACGAAAAGACGTTACGCATCAAGGCTGGCATCGCAAAAGACCCGACCTTCTACGGACGCATCTATGGCGCTGATCCCATCGACGACTGGGCCGACGAAAAAACTTGGATCAAGGCCATGCCGAGCCTGCGCGAGAATGGCGGCTTCGTCGATATCCGCAAAATCCGCGCACTCTATAACGCCTCGCTCACCGATCCCGAAGCGCAGCGAAGTTTCCGCCGTTACTTTCTCAATCTGTGGGATCAGAAAGAAAAGCGAGCGATCGATCTCTACAAGTGGGATCGCTGTCGCGGTAACTGGACTGCGAAAGGGCTTCTCCCGAAACTCCCCGAAGATCGCGTCCGTGCACTTGATCCCGAAGTGCTCTCCTACTTCATCGGTCGCAAGTGCTGGGCCGGAGTGGACATGTCCCGCACTACCGATATGACCTCGGTCGGTTTCGTTTTCCCCGAGTTCGATGAGGACGGGCGCATGACGGGCTACTACGACTGGCTCGCCTTCTTCTGGATGCCCGAGGAAGGAATCCGCAAACGGGAACTAAAAGACGGAATGCCCTACCGCACATGGGCCGATCAAGGCTTCTTGGAGTTATGCCCCGGTGCAGTCGTCGATGTGCGCGAGATGAAGGCCCGTCTCGAATGGGCCGAGTCCATGTTCGATCTTCAGGACATCTGTTTCGATCCGGCCGAATCCCGTCAGATCAGTGTTCCGATGATCGACGACGGCTACACCTGTATCGACATCCGGCAGGGCTACTCGCACCTGTCCGAACCGTGCAAGAAAATTCTGGAACTGGTCGCCGGGGAAAAACTTCGTCACGGTGCTCACCCGATCCTTCGCTGGAACGCGCACTGCCTCGCCACGAAGGAACACAACGATCAACTCATGTGGGCGAAACCTGAGCGTCACAAGGAAACCGCCCGAATCGACGGCATCGCTGCCATCACCGATGCGATGGCCAGAGCCATGCTCGGCGACGGGGGCCCATCCGTTTATGACAGTCGAGGACTAAGAACAGCGTGAAACTCATCGACCGATTATCGCGTGCATGGAGTGTCCTGCGAGCGGAAGCAGATGGCGGTGTGCAATTCCGTCCGGATTCCGACCTCTGGTACCAGCATCTCGGCTACCAGACCGCGAGCGGATTGCGCGTTTCACCGGAATCCGCCATGCGCGTCGCGGCAGTCTACGCCTGTGTGCGCGTCGTCGCCGAGACCGTCGCCTCGCTTCCACTGGAAATCTACAAGCGACTTCCCAACGGCGGTAAGGAAGTTGCGCTCAATCACCCGCTCTATCCCGTTTTCCATCGCCAGCCGAATCCGTGGCAGACCTCATACGAGTTCTGGGAACTGATGCAGGCGCATCTTGAGCTTCGCGGCAACGCCTTCGCCAAAAAAGTTTCCGGCGTCAACGGTCCGTATACGCAACTGATTCCCCTTCATCCTGACCGCGTGAGCGTCTTCCGCATGCCGGACGGAAAATTGCAATATCAGGTGCGGTACTTCTACACGGCCCGGGTCGAGACCTATTTGCAAGAGGAAATTTTTCATCTTCGTGGACTATCCGCCGATGGGCTCGTCGGGCTGAGCACCATCGGAGTCGGCGCGGAGACCATCGGCTGCGGACTCGCTGCGCAGGAGTTCGCCGCACGCTTCTTCGAGAATGACGCCACCCCGGGCGGCGTTATGATCCATCCCAAAACTCTGACCGACGCTGCACACAAGCGCATTCAGAACTCGTGGAAAGAGTATTTCTCGGGATCAAACCAGCACGGCGTCGCCATTCTCGAAGAAGGCATGAGCTATCAGGCAGTCGGCATCACCAACAAGGATTCGCAACTGCTCGAAGCGCGGCAATTCTCGCGGGGCGACATCGCATCCCTGTTCCGCGTTCCGCCGCACAAGATCGGCGATCTTTCCCGGGCCACCTTCTCCAACATCGAGCAGCAGAACATCGAGTTCGCAACCGATTGCATCCGTCCGCGCTGCGTCCGACTGGAACGCAAGATCAACTGCGATCTCATGGAGCCGCTCAATTTCGGTTCCGAGGACGAGTACTTCGCCGAGTTCACTATGGATGCGCTCATGCGCGGCGATCTCAAGTCGCGCTACGAAGCGTACTCGACCGGAATTCAGGCTGGCTTCATGCTGCGTTCCGAAGCGCGGACCAACGAAAACATGAATCCGGTCCCGGGACTCGATAAACCGCTCATGCCGCTCAATCTCTCGGTGGTCAACGAGGACGGATCGGCAACTTCGATCGTGCCCGCGACGCCGCCGCCGGAGACGCCCGGAGCGAAGCGGCTCGGCATGTTCGTCGACGCGGCGGCGGAACGCGTGGTGCGGAAAGAGATCGGAAACCTGCGGCACGCGATGGGCCGCGCCTGCAAAATCGAGGCGTTCAAGCTGGAGGCGAACGAGTTCTATTCGACCTTCGCAGAGTTCGTCGCCGAGAACATGCACGTGTCCATGATGTCCGCGACGCTGTATGTGGAAAATCATCATCGCATCGTCAGGGAAGCTCAGACCAACCGCCAACTCGAATTCGCGTTGGCGGCGATTCAGGAACAGGGACCAAAGATGTTGATCTCGCTGGCGCTGCCCTTGTTGTTTGCGGCGAAGTGCGACACCGGAGGAACAGAAAATGAAATACAGCCACATCATCACGGAAGTGAGCAGGACGCCGTGGGCGATTCGAGCCGAGAAACTGAACCTGATCACGGGACTGCTGTCGCGTAAAGCCGCAGGCCAAGACATCAGCGCGGCAGAGATCGCGGCCATCAAGCAGGAGAACCGCGAGCCCTACCTGTTGGCTATGGATGAAAACCTAGTCGAGTCGACGGAGCCGACAAGCGAATCGGTCGCGGGCGAAGACCTTCGCATTCTGCCGTCGGATTGCGAGGCCGTCTTCGATCCGCTGCCGTTCAACGCCAGCGTGGGCGACAACACGGTGTCGCGTTCCAGCGCGCCGATGATCGCGGTGCTGCCGCTGTTCGGCACCATCCTGCATCGCATGGGCGGACTGCAGGAGATGAGCGGCGGGACCTCGACCGAACGCTTCGCCAACTGGTTCCGCTCTGCCATGAACGATCAGGCGATCAAAAGCATCGTCATCGATGTCGAATCCCCCGGGGGCACAGTGAATGGAGTTCCTGAACTGGCTGACGAAATCTTCCAAGGGCGAAGCACGAAAAACATCGTCGCGGTCGCCAACGCGCAAGCGGCATCTGCCGCATATTTCCTCGCGTCGCAAGCGTCCGAACTGGTCGCGATTCCTTCCGCCGAAGTGGGCAGCATCGGAGTGTTCGCCGCGCACATGGACGTGTCGAAAGCCGCCGAAGCGGAAGGCGTGAAAATCTCCATCGTCTCTGCCGGGAAATACAAGACCGAGGCCAATCCCTATGAGCCTCTGAGCGAAGAAGCCCGGGCCGCGATTCAGGAGAAGGTCAACGGGTTCTACGCCATGTTCGTGAACGCGGTCGCCCGGGGCCGCGACACCACGTCCGAGGAAGTGCGCAATGGCATGGGACAGGGCCGCATGCTGCTCGCCGCCGACGCGAAGCAAGCCAACATGGTGGATCGTGTCGCCACCATGGAACGTACCCTGAAACGTTTGGGAGCGAAGTCGAGAACCGCGGCCATGCCCGACCGGATGCGGCAGGAGTCCGAATCGACTCCGGCTCACGTCCTGAATCAACGCAGGCGTGAACGCGAGATGAGTCTGTACCAAGTTTAAGTAGTGATCCGCTTTCGTGCTTCCGCACGCGAGCGCAGCGAGCACAGCACTATCCGTGAGTCGGCTCAGGTCTTCTGATCTGGACGAGCGCGGCGTTCTACAAATCAGATTTGGAGGAAATTCGATGAAAAGCAATTTCGCAGCCTTGCAGCAACGCAAGGCGACGCTCGTCAAAGCGCAGCGTGCATTGCTCGATCTGACGGCCAAGGAAGAGCGGGACTTCACCGAGGCCGAAGGAGCGCAATTCAACGACAACATCAAAAAGCTGGAAGCGCTCGAAGGGCAAATCGTGCGCGAGCAGCGCATCATGGACATGGAACGTTCCATGACCGGACAGCCCGACGAAGACGCTGGCTTCACCCAACGCAGCGGACTCGACGTGCCCAACGCCGCCACTGAACTGACCAAATGGGAGCCCGGGAAGCAGAGCAAGGGCGTGTTTAAGGGCCTCGGCGAGCAACTGCTGGCCGTGGCGAAATCCTCGAACAGCAGCGGACGATTGGATCCTCGCCTGATCCAAGCGGCCGCGCCGAACGCTTCCGGCCTGAACGAGTCGTCCCCTGCGGACGGCGGCTTTCTTGTGCAGAAGGATTTCTCGGAAACCCTGCTGGAACGCACTTACGCTCTCGGGCAAGTCTCGCAGCGCGTGTTCCGCGTTCCGATCTCCGCGAACTCCAACGGCGTGAAGA